TGGCGGGGGCAGTATCGGGCAAGTTGAGTCGCGGGGCTTGTCCAAATGGGGCGGGGCGGGATCAGATTTTCCCGTCCCGTTTTTATCCCCTTGACCGATTCGGCGGGGGGTGCAATAACAGTCGAGCGGGGTTGTCCCGCATAACCACAACGAAAGGAACATTGATATGTTCGACCTAATAGAAGTAAATACCGACCTTAACGTTATTGAACATAACGACCCATCAAACATCGAATTGTTTACCCGTCGCGGCTCTGTCCGGCGGGTGCCAATCGAGGCCATAACGACACGGGCTGATAGTTTTGATTATGCCAATCAACAACCCGTCGAAGTGTGCGAACCCGTACCAATGCCGGATTATTCAGCCCTACAAAATACGGCTTCCGGTGCAATCTTGAACACAAGGCCAATCGGCAAAACTTACAATTTGGTGCCGCATGATAAGCTTTTTCGCCGTCAGGCTGAATTGCTGAATGAAACAGATTTGCCTTTGTCGAATGTTAAAGTGATTGATAGGGTTTATAATGATGGGCTGCGAGCGCATCGAACAATCCACTTTAACGACCTACAAACAACCATTGGGGATTCGTCAGATTCGGTCAATTGCCGGATGGACGTTTTCAATTCGGTTGATATGTCATGGTCTTTTCAAGTATTCAGCGGGGCATATCGTGACCTTTGCCGCAATACTTTGGTGTTTGGTGGTGAAAAGGCATATCACCAAAAGGCAAGGCATACTAAAAACCTGTCACCGGATGCCCTTATTAGTAAGGCGGGGGGCAGTCTTGAGATGTGGACGGGGCAGCGCGACAAGATGAACTTGTGGGCGGGTGCCAAGTTTACTAATGAAGCCTTTGCCGAATTGCTGGCTAAATCCATCTGTTACAAATCCAGTCGAGCAGTTGAGGCGGGGCAGGGTAAACCCGTGAATGAACGCCTAATGAATAATTTGCTTTACTTGTTCGATAAGGAAAAGCAGGAACTAGGTCAAACCATGTGGGCGGCATATAATGCTTTAACCCATTGGGCAACTCATACGAATGAAGAGTGGACAGACCCAAAAACGGGCAAGGGGTACCAGTCTGGACGACCAACCCAGAATGTTGCCAATGTCCAGCGAACCCGTAACGACATGGTGCGGACTGTTCTTGAAAGCCCTTGTTGGACATGGGCAGAAAGTCGAGCGGCGGCGTAATGGGTGAAATCATAGCAAATGTTTACAAGTGTGTTTGGATTGTCGCGCTTGTTCTCTTGATCCTAGCAATCCTATAAGGAACTAAACCAATGACCAATATTCCAACAAAACTAGTAAGTGAATTGATGAGCCTTGCTGATAAGTTTGAAGAATACTATCGGCAGGACGAACGGCAGCGGGTGTTAACCCAATTATCGGAAGAATTGTTTGCCGATAAGAACGGGGAAAAGACACGCTTGGCGGCGAAATCTGTCCGGCAGCGGCGGGGCTTTCATGCCAATAGTAAGCTTGGGAAGCTTTACCGATGCCTTGCCCGTCGCACGTATGCGGTGAACAAAGACACGCTTGTCCGTGAAACTGGTATGACCAAAGGCTCAGTTTATCAGGGGATATCTACCCTGAGAGAGAAGGGTTATAAGGTTGAAACGGTTTTTCGGAAGGGTGCCAAGTCAGCTTATAAACTGGTTGCATAGTCGGAAAGCTTAGTATAACAATGATGGGGACGGGGCAGCTTGTCCCCATTAACTTGTAACAAGGAACCAAACCAATGATTAAATCAACACTTAACATCAACACCGAAACTTTTAATGACGACGAGGCAAAGAAGCTTGTTGTGATGACCACCAGCGAACAGGCTATTATATTGGGGCAGGTTGAAGCCCTTGAATACCAGATTAAAGGCTTAAAGGAATTGTTGCGCGGTTGCGGCTTTGACCATTATACATTCTGCACCGATTCCCCGCGCACTGTGGCGCGGCTGCAGCTTACCTATAAGCCTGATAGCAGCGACTAACACCTTACCACTTCCTCCCTAAACTTGACCCCGCTTTGCTAGTCTGGCGGGGTTCTTTTTTGCCTATCCTCTGAATATATCCAATCGGCTTGTATTGGCGGGATAAATCGCAGGTTGATATGCGGGTGATTACAGCGCAAATCTACCCTCTATCTGTCAACCAAATAATAACTGGCATGTAAAACTTTGTCTGTCAAAAATCTATAAACAGGTAGCGCGGCGCGTATATAGGGGGGATTCATGGCGGGGTGATTCCGGCGGGATTGTCTGGCGGGTGGATTCCTTGGCATTGGCAATGGGGAACCCCTTTTACGGGGTTGCAAGGGCCACCGGGGGGGTACCGGTACTTGTTAGCAATACCCCCAGCGATTTTATTTTTGTATGGTTATCGATATGACTAAAAAACAACTCCTTTGGGGGTACCCCTATGGGAGTATATCGGGGTACCCCAAAAGAAACCCCCTACGCACAGGCGAAGGGGGGTGGTGTGGGTGTATTTCCCGGCAGGACTTAGTCCCATTGTACAGTCGATATGCGGTTTTGTCAAGAAAAAAGCCCCGGATTGCCTCGTTTTTATTTTTATTGTTGACTTATAAGGATATAATCGGTATACTTTGGTTGTGGGGCTAGATAAATCTAGCACATCCCGACAATTTTCCTCTTGACTTGTACCAACAGGGCGATGTAGGCTAATTAATCGGTCCCACAACTACTATGAAAAGAACAAAATCCCATGTTTGAAGCATCCCTACTCGTTTGTTTAGCCGTTTCTCCTGAAACTTGCAGACAACTAAGCGACACAGAAGGTCCATACCCTACAGAAAACGAGTGTAAAGCCCGTGTAGACGAAATGGCAGAGTTTGCTATAGCGGCTAATCTGTTTGAATTGGACATAAAGTGGAAATGCGACGGACTGGACGGACTGAAAGTCAGGTTTTATGAACCTTCTACCTCAACAAAAACAAAAAGACCGACAGCTTACCCCACAACAGAGCCATTTCCTAGAACTTCTCTTTGAAAATGGTGGTCAGGTCACCGCAGCAGCGGTGGATGCAGGTTACTCTAGGGGGTCTGCAGCGTGGCTTAAGTCAACTCTATCCGATGAAATCATTGAACGCACGAAGCAAGTCCTTGCAACCAACGCTCTAAAGGCTGCTAACCGTGTTATAACAACGATAGACAACCCCGCCCCAGAAAGAGGTGACGAATTACGCCTCAAAGCCGCAGAGTCGCTCCTGAACCGTGTAGGAGTGGCAAAACAGGAACAAATCAACCACAATGTAACCGCAATACACGGGGTAGTCCTGCTACCCCCCAAGAAAGAGGTAGTGATCGATGGGTGACTATACATCACGAAGCAAAGAGTACGCAGCGCATGAAAAAGCCGACAAAAAACGCCAAGCTGCAGAACTTAAAGCCGACAAAAAACGCCAAGCTGCAGATGTTAAGGCAGGTGAAGCTGCCGTTAAGAAGCGTAGGAAAGAAGATGCGAAGCTGTTAAAGGATATGCGTTCAGGAACTCCTAATACATACACAGAAGCTAAGAACTACGGTGGGGGACGATACCGTCAGCCACGACGGGCTATGGGTATTTTAGCTGATGCAAAAAGGTTATTGAGGATATAAGGTATGGCTGAAGCCAAGCCAAAGCGTACCTACCAGTTATCTACTGCTGAACGTGCGCGAAGAGCAGCCCAAAAACGATTACGTGCGGCAAAGAAAAAAGCCCAACAAGCCACAAAGAATGCAGAGACAAAACGAAAGAAAGCCCGTGATCTTGAAAGCACTATTGGACGAGTTGAAAAAGCTATCAAAGGAACGGACACAGCAGTCATTGACATGGGAGATATCTCCGTTTTACCCGCGTCCGTATCCGATCTTGTGGGAGATTCCGAAGTTGTATTCCAAGCTAATCCCGGACCTCAAGAGGAGTTTCTTTCGGCGGGTGAAAGAGACGTTCTTTACGGTGGAGCGGCTGGTGGCGGTAAATCGTTTGCTTTACTTGCTGATCCCC